ATCTTGGATATGACATTCAGATCACATAGAACAGATAGAAACCACGCTAATACTGAAGTTAAGGTCAACGGAGTTGTATCACTACCTTCTGGTGGATGGCCATCAAGTAGAACAAGAGTTGCAGTGAAACCAACCAGTTTGGTCACTAACTCAATTATCACTCAAGAGATTATGGGGGACATCATTATTGTTCCTGTAGGAGATAAAGATAATCCAAGTGGAAAGATTGGTGGTGTACCTGTAGATTTCATGCTGAAGGAATCTAAGTTTGTTGGTGGATTGTTTGCTGTGAGTGGCAATTCTGGTTGGAATACTTTTGCCAACAACTACATGGTATGGACCAACAACATGCAGAATAATCTTGTTGGTAGAGAAGTCAATATCATCAATAAGAAGATTCCTGTTTCTGCAGGAGCATATTCCCTAGAAATGGCAATCGATGATGAAGGTACGATTGCAGTAGATTCCTACGGTGTTACCAATGAAGGTGATGATTATATCCTAGTCTCATCTGATGAGAATAAACAGTTTACAGTATCGGGTGGATATAATGGATCTCCCATCACTGGTACCTTTACTGTTCAGAAAGCAGGGTATATCAATTTCCGTATCAAGGTGAGGAATGGTGGCACTAATACAAGTTGGACTGCCAATCCTGCTGGATATGCAATCGTTCTCAAGAACCTCGCTGGATCCATCGTATGGACCTCTAGGAACGCTGTGAATGGTATCAATGGTGGAGACTGCTTCAGAGGTATGACTCTCAAGCAGGCAGGGTTTGTAGACTCATGGAATGGATCTGAAGGAGTTGCATTTAAATCAACTTCTGGTGATTGTTGGGTATCAAATAATACAACCGTCTTCAAAGACTACACAATGAATGGTGGTCTTCGCATAAGAATGAAAATCAATTCTGAGTGGGATAGTAACACAAATCAATATAACACAATTTGGAAGATAGATCGCATACTCAATCGTGGGTATGGGTATTCTCCTGGGAATGGTGTGGACTTTGTTGATCAAAATAAGTTTGTATTGTACTTCCCAGATAAAGATGCTGAGGATAGAATATCAGTCACTCTGGTTATCTCAGAAACTCAGGATACTCAAGAAGTGGTTGACGATGTTGATTACCTATCAACCAATATGACTGTCAATGGATGGGCCATTAAAAATGTAAAGCATAGTGATAATGAGTTCAATATGCACTTGGCAGAACTCTCTAACGGAACTGCAGACTTTACGAAGGATGCAGTATATACTGCAAGCAATGGTCAGAATATCAAAGTTGTTGCTGGATGGGGCATTAAGGATAGAGCAATATTAATTGGCAAGTACGAATTTAAGAAAAAAGAAATAGAATATGGTACAGCAATTCCAAATGAGGGGATTCCGTTTGCACCAAAAATCATCAAACCAAAGTGTGTTGCAAAAATCGAAAATGGTCGTGTTTCTAGAATAAAGATCATAAGTAAGGGCAGGGGTCTTACAAATAAAAACATCGAAAATATTAAACTTTCAGTATCGCCTCCACCAACCTACTTTAATCACGATTTGTACAACACTCTAATCAATCAAGGAGTGTCTGTAGCAAAAGCAAAAAGAAGATGTAAGGGTACTGGTGTCATTGCTCAACTAGAACCAATCATTTCTCGCGGCCGTTTGGTTGATGTAAGAGTATTGAATGGTGGATCTGGATACTCATCTACAAATCCACCTGACGTATTTGTTCCTTACATTGCGAGGAAGATAGATACAGTTGCCAGAGAAGCAAAAGATATAAACATTGCTGAGGCAGATAATTATAGAGTATTTAAAGAATCTCCAATTTTCCAATCATATAGCAAAACTGGATTAGACTGGCAGAGTTATTCTAAGAAACAGTCCGATGTTCATAATGAAGTTATTACATCTAGATTAAAACCAGATGTCGATTCCATGCGTCAAAGTAATACCAAAAGATCTTTTAGATATGAAGATCGTGGTGTCAAGAAAAACTTCATTAGGGCATTCAGTGAAAATGATTTAACTGCAGACCAGCAGCAGCAAATCAAAAAACTAAAAGAGAGAAGAGATGAGTATAGTAATATTCCATCAGTGACCAAATTCAATTCTGAAAATATTACTATTGCAAATACAACCACTCAGAATATCACTACTGGTAAATGGACCGAGGAACAAACTCGTGCTGTGAATACTTACATCACCAACAAACTTTCTGCAAGTCAAAGAAGTGCTTTCAGTACATATTCTTCAGTATCCACAATAAGTCTATCGAGTCCTACTGGAACAGTAATCAATACATCTGCTGCTCCAGAAGGTACTGAAGATGTAGTGAATGATATTTCAGCAAAATCAAATCCATCATTGGTGAAGAGTAAAGTTCCATCAACAAGTGAAGGAAATGTTAGTTACACTAAAGAGTTCAAAGATTTCACCAGAAAATTAGGAAAGGGAAATCCAAATGTACGATATGGAAAGGACTATGTGAACTCTGTACCAAACTCTATCCAAGTTCAGGAAAATCAACTCACAGAATCATTAGATGAAATGTGGGAAAGAGATCTTGAAGACTATAGGTATGGTACTTGGAATAATACGTCCATGATGGTCACAGAGAAATCGTTCTTTGCATTACCATGCCGTGATGATGAGAATTTATATCTGATGAGAAGATTTTGTCCAGATCCAAGGCCTTGGACACATATCACAATAAGATTGGGTGTAATCAAAAATCCACCAGATCCAAATAATCCCGACTTAACTGTATGCACAAAATGTTTGGAAGATCAACCAGCCCTACAGACAGTTCTGCAGCAAATCAGAAATACATTCGAAGATTCTACTCTTGATATTGAAGATGCTTTTTGTGTCAGTGAATATGGATTACCAACTCTAGGTTGGTATGGTGGAATGGGTCTTGGTGTGACGCAAAACGCCACTACATATGCAGTACCATTCTCAGATAAAGGAGGATACATTGGGGGTGTTTGGTATAACAACATTAATAGTCTAATGGAACTTTCTGGATATAGAGTTGGTGACCGTATGGTTTCGGATGGATGCCGTAGTTATGAAGTTCATGGCAGATTGCAAATCTATCATGACTTGACTCAAGAGACTAAAATATTTGCGGAGTCTGTTGACAAATATGGAAATCCATATGACTTTGTTTGCAACAGGCAATATGGTGATTTGGGTGAGGAAGACCTATATATTACAGAAGACGCTCAGAATAATGATGATTCTGAAGCACCAACACAATTAAGCGAGACTGTACCAGAGGGTTATTGATATGCCAGGACTAGCAGCAACTGTAGCGGGCACTTGTAGTGGTCATGGAGTGTGCATTCCAGAGCACATTCACCAATTTTTAGGTGCTTGCTCCCCTCCATATACTTCACCATTCCCAATTATACCAAAACCAGTCTCAACTAAAGACGCAACTTGTAATTGGCCTCCCTTAAATACTCGTTTAAAGGTACCTATTGCCAGAAATGTACTGATTAATGGTCAAGTTCCGCTCCTTCATGGTGATTTATTGACCATTCATCCCTCATCATGTACAAATTTAGTTACAAGATTGGTCCCTTCGGGTGATAGTTGTGCAAGATTGGACCAAAAATCGATTCCATGTGGCAAATTATCAACTGAAGACATGATTTATAATGGCAGGGGGCATGATAGGAAGGTCTATGCGAGCGGAAAATCGGTTCTAGTCAATGGTAGACCACTTGCAACGGTAGGAGATCCACTAGGACCGCCTTGTAGATCAGTAATTGCTAGCGGTTCAATCAATGTAATGGTTGGCAAATGACCCAAAATATGGTATACTACTCAAGTCTTTAACCGATATCCGAATATGGCAAAGCGTCCTTCACTGACAAACAAAGATATCATCGAATCCAAACCCAAAAAGTCTCGTCAAGGTCTTGGCAAGCACACTAAATATGCTTCTACCAGTCGAAATAAGGCTCGAAAGCGTTACAGGGGTCAGGGATGATCAACTTTTACACTAATTTTTGCTAACATGCAGGGTATTACGCTCATTTGAGTGTAGTACCCTTTTATTTTCGGGATAGCAACCCCGTAAAAAGTTCTGTTTTAATCTATTCTTAGGAGAAAACAGATGGCAATGAACTCAAATCCTGACAGAGACACCAAATACATGAAGGAAATGTGGGGTACTACTAGATTAGTTACCGATTACGTTCCCGAAATGCGAAAAAATGACCCACCCATCGATAGGTACTCACGACCATGTGGAGGTAAGGGTGGTTTTGATGATTATGTGGAGCGATGGCACTAAGATATCCCATATAAATAATACAAAATAGAAGTATAGTGTCATATAATGGCAGATTCCGATAGTATTTTTAGGGCTACGCCTAGATCTTTTAGAGATGTAGGCACAAATTTCAGCAAAAATCCCCTAACTAACGACGTAATCTCTCTCAGAGACGAATCTGCCGTTACACAATCTATTAAAAACTTGATTATGACCAAGTTTGGTGAAAAATTAATGGATCCATCAATTGGTTCTGATGTATATAATATGCTATTCGAACCTCTTGATGCATTTTCTGCTATAGATTTGAAGGATAGGATACTAAATACTATTAGAAATTTTGAACCTAGAGTTGATGTTTTAGATGTTCTTGTGACTGCTATAGAAGATGATGATAGTGCAATAGTAGTTACTCTGACATATAGAATTATTGGAGAACCTCAAATCATTAATAACAAATTCCTATTAGAGAGACCAGTAAATTAATGAAACCATCAAATTTAACTACTCTAGATTTTAATGAGATAAGGGAATCCATTAAATCATACATGAGAACCAGACCAGAGTTCTCTGATTATGACTTCAATGGTTCAACTCTATCGTATTTGCTCGATGTTCTAGCTTATAATACGTATTACACTTCATTTAATGCGAATATGGCATTGAATGAACTATTTTTGGATACCGCAACCATTAGAGACAATGTTGCGAGTCTAGCAAGAATGCTAAATTACGTACCTAGATCAGCAAAGGCTGCTTGGGGGTGTGTGACTCTTCAGGTGCAGACAGAATTCAATCAGACCCAATCATACCCTGGAACTGTCACGATTAAAAAGGGTACGGTTGCTGGTGGAAATAATGGTAGACAGAATTTCACCTTTTCCATCACACAAGATAAAACAGCAGAAGTAGATAAGACAACTGGTATTGCTACCATAGGACCATTTAAAGTTTATGAAGGTGATCTATTAAGTTACACATATACAGTTGATACGACAACAAATCAAAAATTCATCGTTCCTAACGATTGGGTAGATATTGATACTTTGCAAGTGTATGTAAAGCAAAATGCCCAGTCTACAACTGTAGATAGATACAATCTAGTAAAAAATATCACCAACATTGATAGTACATCAAGAGCATACTTCCTTAGTGAGTTTGAGGACAGAAGATATGAAATTACTTTTGGTG